GTGGATGCTGAAAGCGCTACCGGCACGAAGCACTTCCTGTGGGACGATCAGCTGCGTGGCTTCGGCTTGCAGATTACCGCCACCGGGGCCAAGAGCTACATATACCAGTACCGGCTGGGCGGTCGAGAGTCGCTGAAGAAGCGCTACACGATTGGTCGTCATGGCTCGCCCTGGACCCCAGACAGCGCGCGTGCCGAGTGCAAGAGGCTGTCCCTGCTGGTAGCTCAAGGCATTGATCCATCCGCGACGGATCTTGAACGGCGGCGCCAGGCCGTGGATCTGGCCTTCTCGGCCTACATCAAAACCTTCACGGACGGCTACCTCAAGGCTCATTGGAAGGGCTGGTCGGACGCCGAGCGCTTGCTGCGCCGCGAACCGCTCAAGGTGCTGCAGCACAAGCCCATGCCCACGATCACGAAAGCTGATATAGTGGCGGTGCTGGATCAGTTCGCGGGAAGGCCGGCCGTCGCTCGCTTGGCGTTCTCGACCCTCCGCAAAATGTTTGCATGGGCCGAGGGCCGCGGCGAGATCGATCGTTCGCCGATTGGTGCGGAATTCCCGGCACCGAAAGCTGTCCCGGCTCGGAGCCGAGTCCTGAGTGACGAGGAGCTGGCGCTTGCGTGGCGCGCGGCGGGCACCCTGGGCTATCCATTCGGCCCGATTTATCAGTTGCTCATGATCACGGCGGCTCGACGGGACGAGGTCGCCGAGCTGCGGTGGTCCGAGCTTGATCAGAAAACCGGCGAATGGACCCTTCCCTCGGATCGGGCGAAGAACAACCAAGCGCACATCGTGCCTCTCGCAGACGAGGCGGTGGCTATTCTGGATGAAGTCGCCCGCACCCTAGAGCTAGATCCCGACGCGCCGCCGCTGCGGCCCGTCTCCTGGCCGAAGACGGGGCTTGTATTCACGACCACGGGCAAGACCCCCGTGTCCGGCCACTCCCGTGGCAAGCAGCGACTAGATGCCGCGATGACGGCTCTTGAGTACGAGCGGGCCGCCAAGGCGGAAGAGAAGCCAGCTGAGATCGCATCCTGGCGCATTCATGATCTCAGACGGACTGCCGCAACCGGGTTCCAGCGCCTGGGCATCCGCTTTGAAGTCACCGAGGCGATCTTGAACCACGTCAGCGGCGCGCGCGGCGGTGTCGCAGGCGTGTACCAGCGTCACGACTGGAAAGCAGAGAAGCAGACAGCGCTAGAGGCTTGGGCGCGTCATCTCGCGGGTCTGATAAACGATGAGGCAGTGAACAACGTCCTGCCGCTGAAGCGGAGGGTGGAAGCATGATCCTGCCGAACAATGATCTCCCATTCGAGGTCCTTATAGACGCCGGCAATCCTAACGGAGCCGATTGGCCCGATCACAAGCTGGTACACCCTCAAGACGCTGTTCTTTGGATTGCGACTGGACGATTTTACTCTGGCCCTGAGTTCCCGGTGCGAAGCTGGTGGCAATTCTGCGATTATGACGCCTCTGAGATGGAGCGCGAAGAAGGACGATTGGAGCTAGCCGAGGAAATGCTCGGCCATGCTATCGAGACCGGTCGCATCCGCATAGCGCAAGTAGACAACCTTGGCACACGGGTCGAAGGTTTGAATTTCAGAGCTAACCGGCTTGTGGCGTTAGACTTCGAAAAGCTGTCCAACTGGCGGTTCCATCTATCGTCCGATGATGGGCTCGCACTGTATCTTACGCCCCCCAAGGAGGACGGTTCACCGTGGAGTGAAGAGTGGGACGACGACGCGGACTACTTCGTCTTGGAAGAGTTTCTTCTATTTTGGGAAGATCTATCTTGCTTGAGAAAGCACACGAGGCCGCTCAGTATCACTGTGAGCGATAGCTCGCTTCAGTCATTGCGCAGGGCCAATTTAACAAGCGAGACGGCGGTCGGTCGCAGTATGCCGCCCCAGGCGCAAACGATGAGCGAGCGCAGAGGCCGGCGCCCGCATCCTAATGGCGCGGCAATTGCGCGCTTTCTTCATCGGGTGATCGCATTTGGGATTGAAGCAGCGACCGCCGAGAAGAACGAGGAACTCGGCCGCTGGCTTTTGGAGGAATATAACCACGTTGTGCCCGGCAAAGGCCCCAGTCTGCGCAATGCTTCATCAGACGCCCGGGATGCGCTTGACGCTTGGATTGCGGGAATGGCGCAAAAGTCTGAGGAATAGCGCGCAATTGGCGCAAACCGCCAGCGTAACTTTCGGCGTGAAATGCGCCACATATTTAGGCCTTTGCGCCAATTGCGCGTCCTAGCGAAGTAGCCTCCGTTCACGCCATGTTCCCGGTCGTAGCTAGCAGTTCCTGCTCGTATCGACCGGAGGAAACATGGGCGTTGCCCTAGATACCCACCAGGCCGCGATCCGCACCGGCCTTGCATCATCGACGCTGCGCAAGCTGCGTCTCACCGGCGCTGGCCCCCGCTTTCTGAAGCTTGGCCGCGCGGTCCGCTACCGTGAAGCGGACCTTGAGGAATGGCTGAGCGCCCGCTCGGTTGTCAGCACTTCTGAAAGCACTGCCGCGTGACTGCGGCCGACGGCGTAGCGCCACTCGCGCTCATCAACCTGCGGCTCGATGGCGGGACGCAGCCCCGCGACCACTTCAACGATGCCGTCGCTGAAGACTATGCCGAGGCCCTGGCCGACGGCGCGGTGATGCCTCCGGTGATCGTCTACTTCGACGGCACCAGCTACTGGCTCGCTGACGGCTTCCACCGGACCGAAGCGCATCGATTGATCGGCGCATCGACGATCTTGGCGGACGTTCGCCAAGGGACGCAGCGCGATGCGGTCCTGTATTCCGTCGGCGCCAACGCGAGCCATGGATACCGGCGCACAAATGCCGACAAGCGTCGGAGTGCACTAAGGCTGCTGAATGACCCCGAGTGGTCTGCGTGGAGCGACCGCGAAATTGCTCGCCGATGCGGGGTTAGCGCACCGCTGGTGGCAAGCCTTCGGCCCGAAGCCGACGAAGTAAACCCTCGTGCTGGCGACGTTCGGACCTTCCGCAAACCCGATGGCACCGAAGCGCAGATGCAGGTCGCCGCGATTGGCAAGTCAAAGCCGAACCTGCCGCTCATTGCGGGTCGGCGCGCCGAAAAGAAGCCAGATCTCGCGTTCGCGACCTGCGATGAAGCCTGCGTGCCGACCGCTGCGCGGATCACCGGACTCAGCACACGCAACATCACCGAGCTTGCTCGCGCTGGCGAGATCGACGGCGCGGTCAAAGACGGCGGCTCTTGGGTGATGCCGACTGCCTCGCTTGTGCAGTTGGTGGAGACGAGCCGTTCCGACGAGCCAGCGCCCGCCACGACCCCGCCACCAGCGCCGATGGTTTACGATCACGAAGCAGGCGAACTTCGCCTCGCCATGGTCGACACGATCGACACGATCACATCTTGGCCGTCGGTGGACCGCGCCCTTGCGACTTGGGCTTCATCCCTAGGGGGAGCGCTGGACGAACAAGCCGTCGCCCGCGCTGCCGATTGGCTCGCCGACTTCGCCGCGCGCTGGCCGGCGCTGGCCGCTCAACGAAACACCCGAATTGCACGGCTTTCCCAGGAGACCGAACGCCATGTCGCTTAACAAGATCGTCGCCGACGCCATCGAGGCGAACGAAGCCGCAGGCGTCATCGACCGGCACAACGCCATCAATGCCGCGATGCCGCAAATACTGGCCGACGAAGAACTCACAGAGATGTGCGTGCGGAGTCACCTGTCCAAGGTGATCGCGAGCAACGTTAAGAAGCGTCGGCGTGAACGCGGGAAGACCACGCTGGAGCAGAACAATCTCTTCGGCCTGATGGACGCGCACCCGATTGGCGACAGCGAGGGCTTCATCAAGCGCACCGAGGCACTGACGCGCGCCGAGTTCAGAGAGATCATCCGCATCCGTCAGGATCAGGTGACGGCCGATCTTACCTACCTCAAGCGCCTCCGCGATGCAGAACTTGAGACCCGCGCTGTTTGGGATCGCCACCCCGATTGGACGTGGGGCCAGGTCGAGGCCGAGTATTCCCGCCAGCACGCGAAGGCAGCCTAACATGGGAGACGTTCACGTGCTCAGGAAAGAGATGGCCGACGTTTTGGAGGCGGCGCTCACCCCTTCCCCGCCTGCGAAACGCTGGGACCGCCCGCTCGGAATGCCGCCGTCAATCGAGAACCGCAGCCCCGATGAGCTGAACATCGACGACGCGTATCAGCGCAGCATCGACACAGGGCCAAGCCGCGCGCTCATTCAGAAGATCGCCAAGGGCTGGGACTGGCGGATGTGCCTGCCCCTGGTCGTGTCGAAGCGCGACGACGGCTCGCTCTGGGTACTGGACGGCCAGCACCGCCTCGCCGCCGCCAAGCTCCGGGGCGACATTCCCTACCTCCCGTGCTGCGTAAGCATCTACGGCGGCATCCAGGCCGAGGCTTCGATGTTCGTCGCCATGAACCGCGCCAGACGCGCTATCAATCGCCTGGACGACTTCCACGCTGCTATCGCTGGTGGTGACAACGATGCACTCATCGTGGCGCAGATGGTTGAGGCGGCCGGCTTCACCATCTCGCGCAAAACCGGGTCCGCAGCCTGGGCTCCCGGCGAAGTCGCCTTCACCTCCGCAATCAATTCTATCCGGCGAAAACACGGCGAGCGCGTCTGCAGGGTCGCGCTCGAAATGATGGCGCAAGCCTTCCCGGGCCAGCGACTGAGCGCCGGCTCGTCCATCTTCACCGCGATCTGCCGCATCATTGTCAACCCGCCGCGGGATCTTGATCAGGCTTGCTTGGCCAAGGCGTTGCAGGCGTTCGACATGGCGGGGTGGTCGAGCTTCCTCGCCGCGATCAAGGGTGGAGACACCCGCGCGCAACGTCTCCGTGAAGTGCTTCTGCTGGCCTACGAAGACACGAGGCTCGCCCGGGCATGAGCAACCGCAGCGCGCGACTAGATCGATGGGTGCAGAGCCAACGTGAAAGATGGTTCGCCGAAGGCTTCAAGGCGGCGCGAGAGCAAGCGGCCAAGGTGATCCTTGTGGTTGCCGAGAGCGAAGATTGGCGGCCGGAAGACGCGCGAATGGCAGGCGTCAAAGCTGGGCGAGCAGTCCGAATGCTCCACCGCGCCGCCAATCACGTGCGCAACATGCCACGACAGAAGCTGCCACCGCCTCACGCCACCAAGGATCTGGCCCCCTTGCCACAGCCTGCCGCCAGCGAGGAGGCAGTCACCTGATGGAGATCCCCGACAAGCCGCTGTCGGAGATGACTCAGACCGAGCGTGGCGAGTTGGCGCGCGAAGCGCGCGACCGCTACGATCTGTCTGACGTAATCGGCCCGTACACGAAGCTGGAACCCCGCGGCGCAAGCCGATCTGAGAAAGTCGGACTGTGCCCGTTCCACAACGAGCGCACGCCAAGCTTCGAGGTAAACGACGACAAGGGCACCTATCACTGCTGGGGCTGCAAGGCTGGCGGCGACGCCATCCACTTCCTGATGAACATCAAAGGCATTCGCTGGCGCGAGGCCGTGGAATGGCTGCTTGGTGCTGAGCTTCCCCGGGTTTCACCTGAAGAGCGGGCTAGGCGCAAGGCCGAGGATGAGCAACGTCGTGCTGGTCGCATCGCGCTCGCCCGGGCCATCTGGAACGGAGCCGGCCCACCGGGTCGAACGCCGGCAGAGGTCTACGCCCGCTCGCGCGGTATAACCATGCCGCTTCCAGACACGATCCGCTTCGCGATGACGCCGCGGTGGTACGATCCCGAAAGCGGGGAAGCAGGGCGCGACTATCCTGCGATGGTGTGTGCGCTGCAGGACGCGGCCGGCGCCATCACAGCCGTTCAATGTGTGTACCTCCAGCATGGTGGCCGCGAGAAGTATCGGCGCATCCGAGAGGGTCAGGCTGTCCCAGCAAAATTGACTTGGGGAGTGCTACCTGGATCGGCCCTTCGCCTTGGCCCTGCCTGTGATCGCATCACGCTCTGCGAAGGACCGGAGGATGGCCTGACGCTGGCGCAAGAGATGCCCGACCGTAGCGTGTGGGTGTCGTGCGGGACGGCGATGCTGCACCAGATCGCGTTGCCACCTGAGGTGACGGCGGTGACGCTCGCCGGCGATAATGGAGAGGCCGGCCACAAGGCCGTTCTACGCGCGATGTCTGCCTACCGAGCGCACGGCCTCGGTGTCGACAGCGTGTTCCCCGCACCATCCTTCAAAGACTGGAATGACCAGCTGAACGGCAAGGGCAGATGACAGAAGCTGCAACAGTTACGCGCATCGCCGAACGGTTCGACCATCGCCCAACTGATGAGCGCACCCGCATCATCGAAGTCAAGCCAGACGCGCTCCACCTGATCGCCACCGAGGCCGAAGATGCCTTGGTCGAGGCAGACGCTCCGCTTTACGTGAGGTCGGGTGGGGGCGGCATTGTGCGCCCGGTCATTGACGAAGTGGACGCATTCCACTCCAGCCGCACCAAGGTCGCTAGGCTTTGCTCCGTCGGGGCCGACAATCTCACGGACTACCTGTGCCGCGTTGCCCATTGGGTGAAGTACAACGCTAGGCAAAAGGGTTTAGTCCCGACCGACCCCCCGCCCGCTGTCGCCAAGATGATCCTTGGGCGAGAGGGTGAGTGGCAGCTGCGGGTGATTGCCGGGGTAATTACCACCCCGACCATGCGACAGGACGGCTCAATCCTGTGCGAAGCCGGGTACGATGAAGCCACCAGGCTCCTGCTTCTAGACCCTCCGACGCTCCCGCCTATCCCCGATCGGCCTACAAAAACTCAAGCTCTCGAAAGCCTGCTGATCCTCGACACCCTGCTAGACGAGTTTCCTTTCGCCGACGCGCCGAGCCGATCGGTAGCCCTCTCGATGCTGATCACACCCGTAGTCCGCGCCGCGCTGAAGGCAGTGCCCTTGCAGGCCACGACTGCACCGGTGGCGGGCTCCGGTAAGAGTTACATCGTCGACATCTCATGCTGCATCGGCACTGGCCAGCCAGCGCCGGTGATCGCAGCTGCTCAGAAGGACGAGGAGACAGAGAAGCGGCTCGGTGCTGCGCTTCTAAGCGGTCAAGCCATCATTCCGATCGACAACGTAAACGGGCAGCTCGGCGGTGATCTCCTTTGCCAGATGATCGAGCGGCCCGTCGTCTCGCCTCGAATTCTCGGCTTTTCCAAGCTGGTCAATATCGAGAACAGGGCCACGGTCTTCGCCACTGGCAACAACATCCAAATGGTCGGCGACATGACGAGGCGCGTGGTCCTGTGCACGTTAGACCCGGGCATGGAGCGACCCGAACTGCGCAAGTTTGAGGCGAAACCAGTCGACATGGTGCTCTCAGACCGCGGCAAATACATTGCCGCCGCGCTGACAGTGTGCCGAGCTTATGCGGTGGCCGGCTATCCGGATCAGTGTCGGCCGCTTGCATCATTTGAGGACTGGTCGCGTGTCGTCCGGTCGGCCCTTGTCTGGCTCGGGCGCGAAGATCCAGTCGCGACGATGGAAGCGGCAAGGGCAGATGATCCGGTTACTTCGCTACTCAGGACACTGTTCACCTCTTGGTACGAAGCCACGGGCTCTAACTGGATGTCGGCGGCTGAATTGAAGCGGACGGCCGAGACTACGAACCCACATGGCGGATACAACCGGCCCGATCTGAACCAAGCCCTGAGAGATGCTGCGGCCGATCGAGGCGGCACGATCGACGCGGGCAATCTTGGCCGCTTCCTCGGGAGGCACAAGGGGCGCGTGATCCAAGGCCTCAAGCTCGTCAACGACAATGATCTTCACGCTAAATCAAAGCTTTGGCGGCTCGAACGACTGGAAACGGCAGCATGATCGGCAATTCTGATCTGCGGGTGTTGCGGGTGTTTGCGGGTATAGTTTCAACCGACGCGGGCGATTTCGCACTGCTAAATTCTAAAGAGCGGCTGAAACAACACCCGCCTATACCCGCAACACCCGCAGAACTCAGCTTGGTCGATTGGGGCTGCTGTAGAAGGCGCTGCCGATTGAGCGGAGCCGTGTCATGAGGGGGTCGCTCGGACGCTTTGCGACCCTGATGCAAGAGCCCGATCCGGCGAAGGCCCGACGCGCCGCGCGCGAGGCGTGGCTCACGCACGGGCTCATCCTGATCAACCCCGAATGGCTGAACGGTTGGGCCGATCGGCGCCAAGCCGAACTTCTGGCCGAGAAGTGCCATGGCAAAAGGAAGCTGAAATGACGGAGGACGAAGCCGGCGATCTCGCTGGTGCGATTGCCGAACGTGCCTTGGCGGCTACCGGTGACCCAATCGATGCCTTGCTGTTGCTGTTCCAAGCCGCGAGCGCCTTGTGCCTTTCGCAGCTGACACCTGCGGAGTTCGCATTGATCGCTTTCGACGGAGCATGCGTCACATCGACCGAACGCCTGAAGGAAGTCCTTGGCGTGAGCCAGACGAGGAATTGACCGTGGCCGGTGATCCATCTCGGCGACCATCGAATGAGCGGGTCCGCTTCGACATGAAGCTCGATGCTAAGGTTTGGCTGGAATGCAGCAATTGCCTCGGTGATGGCTGGACCTTCAATGGTCACCACTTCAGGCCCGATGCCACGCGCTCAGTTGCCAAGATCACGTGCGCTTACTGTGCCGGTCTTGGCGCCGTGCAGGTCGAGACGATCTGCTGCGGGCCGAACAGTCGGATCGTATCAGAGCCCCGAGGGTGGGCAGTTCCAAAAACTGGGGGCAAGTGATGAGTAGCGCAGAGATTTGGTGCATCCTGCAAATGTCCGGCGGCCGTACACTGGCGGTCACCCGCTCGCTTCGAGCCGCCGGTTTCGACGTCTGGGCGCCGACCGGGATGATGCGTCGAGCACGGCCTCGATCGCGCAAGTACCGTGACGAGCCAGTAGCGCTGGTGTCGGGCGTTGCCTTCGCCCGCTTGGGGGATGCGCCCCGCTTGGCTGCAATCGTGCAGGCGCCGGTTCAGGAGCACCCGCCCTTCTCGCTGCTGATGCAACGCGGCACTTACGGAAAGGTCACCGACGCGAGCCTTGACCCGCTGCGCCAGTACGAGATGGACAAGGCCGCCGAGTGGGTCGACTTTGTTGCTGCTGAAGAGCAAGCGCGACTTGAGAAACTGAGGAAGAAGAAAGGACGCAAGCGCGTCAAGGGCCGCCTGAATGCAGCACGTTCCTACATCCTGGGGCAGACCGTTCGTGTCGAAGGTCCAGCCTTCCAGGGGCTCACTGCCAAGGTCCTCGAGAGTAAGAAGAAGGGCACCCTTGTGATCGATCTCGGCGGCATGCTGGGGCAGCTTACTGTTGAGACTTGCGATGTCTGCCCAGTTCATGTAGATGATGCGCAGCCTGAAAAGGCTCCGGTCACATGATGACCATGACGAGAGGCATAGCCGGCCCCTAGCTGGGCGTAGCAACCCTCGCCACCACCCCCTCAGATGCGTCGCGTCGAGGGGTGTTGGGCGGCGTGGCCCCCTCCCCCGCATTGCTCGGCCAAACTGCACTGTAAAGACTTACAGTGCGCCGCAGATTAAACGATCAGCTAATCGCCTGGCAGTTCGAGCCTACCGCCTCAGCGCATTGTCATTGCCGATCAATGTGATCGCGATATCGAGTTAAAGAAACGGCGACCCCTGGGGTATCAGGAGGTCGCCGCTTAGTTGTCAGGACTCAGCAAGAGTCCCTCGGGTCGCACCGCAGCTATACACGGCCGGCACCGCCGGCGAATGGTTGTTCGTCGCGCGGTGCCGCACTTTTGTCGATGTTGCTGCAGACAGCAGCGAGTATTACGCTTTGCGCAATTCGTGATAATGCGGTTGCAAAATGTTAAGCGCGCTGCGATAGGCAAAGAAACGGCGGCGTCTCGGGGTACTGAGGGTCGCCGCCGCTGAGTTGTAAGAACTCTCACGAGTCCTTCGGGTCGCACCAGGGACCTTAATGCAGATCAAGCCGGAGTACTATCACATAAGTGAAGTGCGCCGGTACGCTGCCGTACAGAACTACTACGTCGGCGTAGCTCAATTGGTAGACCGCAAAGAATACGGCGGCACCTGCACAAGCAGAGCCGCCGCATGAAAGGTTCGAAGCCTCAACGTGAGCCTTCGGGTCGCGTCCGGACAGAACAGGCTCTGCTGCTACAAAGTTCCGGGCCGCCTCTAGCCACTGGACTCTTCCATGTCCGCTGTGCCGGAATGGGGCAGTGAGCCTCTAAGCATAGGAGACGAGCATGCGCGACATCGGCCTCAAGCTGCTCGCACTGCTGGTGTACCTCGCGCTCGATGCCTGGCTCACGTGGTCCGTGCTGACGGTGGGCAAGTCCTTCATTGATTGGCATTGGAACTACATCCATGCCACTCCGCTTGGCCGTGCCGGATGGCTGGCTCTGTGGCTCTACGAGGGCAGGAGTTCCGTACCGCTGGCCATCCGCTTCGCTGAACGTCGTCGTGCTCGGTTAGATGCCCAGCCGACCACCCCCGCTTAAGCAGCGGCCACGAGCCAAGGCTTGGGCCACCACACGCAAGAGCAGGCAAGCACGTGGCTATGGCAGAGCGCACGAGCTGACGCGGGAACAGGTGCTGCGCGAGGAACCGCTGTGCAGGCCATGCGCCAAGCAGGGCCGAGTGACGCAGGCAACGATCGCTGATCACATCAAGCCCAAGGCTGAAGGCGGCACTGACGACCGCGAGAACTATCAGGGCATCTGCCACCCCTGCCATGTGGCCAAGACTGCCGAGGAGTCGGCGCGAGCGGCGCGCCGGAACAGCCAGCGCTGATCATTCATCAAATCGGTGGGTAAAGCTGAACAGGGGGAGGCGGGTCGAAAGTGACAGCACCCCGCGCCCCGGGACCGCCGCCAGCCTCTTTTTTCACGCGCCCGATATAAACTTCTGGGCCGATATAGATTTCGGAGATCGTCATGGAGCGTGGCCGCAAGCCAAAGACGCCGACTGAAAAGGCGGCGGCTGGCACGCTCCGGCCGTTCCGCGATGCCGGCAAGACCGAGATCATCGTTCCTGGTGATCCGCCGATGCGCCCGGACTACCTCACAGCTGACGCGATCGACGTGTGGCAGGAGGTACTAGGCCGGGTGATGGCCGCAGGCGTGAGCGAGGTCGATAGCGCGCTGCTGGCGCGGTACTGCTCACTCGAGGCGCTGGTGCGCAAAGCCTTCAAGGCCGACGAAGAGCCGCCGCCAGCCGCATATCTGACAGTCCTGCGCCAGTACGAAGAGTTGCTGCGCATCGCCGGCCCGAAGAGCCGCGTAGGAAGCGGAGGTGCCGCCGATGCCGCGAAGTCCGGCAACCCGTTCAAGCGCAACGGACACGGGGCACGCTAAGGATTACGCCTCGATCGCGCTGCAGTACGCCAAGACTGCCGCAGCCGATCGCAAGCAGAACCGTCATTGCAAGTGGGTCCGCCTCGCTGCGCAGCGTCACCTCGATGATCTGAAGCGCGCCAAGGACAAAAGCTGGGGCTACTACTTCGATCCGTGGCACGCGAACGACGTTTGCGACTTCGCCGAGAAGCTGCCGCACGTCGAAGGCGTCTGGGACACGCCGACGATCACGCTCGAGCCCTTCCAGGTGTTCGTGCTGGCCATGGTGTTCGGCTGGCGTCGTCATGACACCGGCGGCCGGCGCTTTACCTCGGTCTACGAGGAGGTGGCGCGCAAGAACGCGAAGTCGACCAAGACGGCGCTGATCTCGCTCTACTGCCTCGCATGTGAGGACGAGCCCGGGCCTCAGGTGCTGACCGCGGCGACGACGTTCGACCAGGCCAAGAAGGTTTTCCACCCGGCCAAGCGCATGGTGGAGAAAATGCCGGCTCTACAGGAGGCTTTCGGGCTCATTCCGTGGGCCAAGTCGATCACCTGCGGCGACAACGGCGGCTATATGCAGCCGATGCACGCGAAGGCGAAGAGGCAGGACGGGCATAACCCGCACCTGGTGACGATGGACGAGCTGCACGCGCACTCCGATCGCGGCCTTTTCGACGTCATGAACTCGGCTTTTGGCGCTCGCCGCAACCCGCTGATGTGGATCATCACGACCGCTGGCTTCAATTTGCACGGCGTCTGCTACGAACAGCGTACAATGGCGACCAAGGTGCTGGAGGGCACCGTCACCGCCGAGCATATCTTCGCGATCATCTTCACGCTCGACCGCGCCGAGGACTACGGGGACGACCGTAAGGTCGGTGATGACCCATACGACGCCAGCAAGTGGATCAAGGCTAACCCGCTGATGGAGGCCTCCCGGCCGCTGCGCGACGAAGTCGCCAAGCGAGCGATTGAGGCGAAGGCCAGCCCGGCCGCCGAGGGCGAGTTCAAGACCAAGCACCTGAATATCTGGCTGGGCGCGGCTTCGGCCTGGCTGAACGTCACGCAGTGGCTGCTCTGCTCCGACGACACGCTGACCCTCGACGACTTCGTCGGGCTCGACTGCTACATCGGCGCCGACCTTTCGAACGTGGACGATCTCTCGGCAATTGTGCTCGCGGCTGAGACTCCGAGCGGGCAACTGCTGGTCAAGACTTGGTTCTATGTGCCGGAAGCGCGGCTCGCCAGCCAAGACAACTCGCTGAAACAGGTCACCGCGCTGTACAAGCAATGGGTCGCAGAGGGGGCGCTGATCGCGACCCCTGGCGATTTCATCGATCACCGTGTCATCGAGCAGCAGATCCGAGATCTGAAGGAGGCGCTGGCTGTTCGAAAGGCCACCTTCGACCAGTGGAACAGCGGCCTCGCGATGGCCTCGCGCCTGAACGAGGATCTCGACGACGGTACCGGCTTCGCGGTGCAGCTCGCCAAGAACGCCAAGAACGTGACCGACCCGGCCAAGGCGATCGAGGCTCGGGTCAAGGCCGGGCCTTCCCGGCTTCGCCACGACGGCAACCCCGTCATGAAATGGATGATCGGCAACGCGGTAGTCGATCGCCGTACGGACGGCAGCATCCTTCCTAAGAAGGAAACCGCGAACAGTCCGAACAAGATAGACGGGGTAGACGGCATGATCAACGCGACCGCCCCAATGATGGCGAGCAACGACAATGTAACCACGGAAGACTGGCTTGAGGCCCTTCGCGGATGAGCGCTTATAAGCTGTCGCGGGAGGCAGCGGCTGCGGAGCAGCGCAAGCAGATCACCCGTTACGAGGCGAAGGAGATCATTCCGGTCTCCGGCTTCACGGACATCGCGTTCAACAACCGCGATGACTTCAGCACCAATCGGGTCACGCTGGCGGACTTTACCGATCGCGGCATCGGCAATGCCGTAGGCCTAGCCGCCACCTGGGCGTGCGTGAACCTGCTGGCCGGCACGATCGCCTCGCTGCCGCTGATGGTTTACCGCACTGACAGTGCAGGGGTGCGTTTGGTAGCGCGCGACCATCCGCTCTACTACGTGCTGCACGATAGCCCGAACTATGATCAAACGGCGGTCGACTTCTGGGAGTTCAATTGCGCTGGCATCGAATTGCACGGCAACTCCTACGCTGAGATCGAGAAGCGTAGCGACGGTTCGATTTACTCACTGACGCCTATCCGCCCTGATGCCATGTGCACGCGCCGCCTTACCAACGGCGACATTGAATACAGCTGGAACGAAGACGGGAAGCAGCGCCGTGTGACGCAAGAGCGCATCCTGCATATCCGCGGCTTTGGCGGCAATCCTCTGGGCGGCGCCTCCACCTTGTCGGTTTGCCGCCAGATCTTCACCGGCGCGCTGAATGCCGAGCAGGCCGCAAATGGAATGTTCGCCAATGGGGCTAGGCCATCCGGTATCCTGTCGGCGCCGCAGGCTATGAAAAAGGAGCAGCGGCAGGAAGCTGAGCAGCTGCTCATCGACAAGTTCGTCGGTGCCATCAACGCCGGCCGGCCGATGCTGCTCGACAACGGGCTGACGTGGACGCAGCTGACGCTTTCGCCGGAAGATGCGCAGATGCTGGAGAGCCGGCGCTTTTCGGTGGAAGAGATCTGCCGCGTGTTCGGCGTCCCCCCGCACATGATCGGCCACACTGAAAATAGCACCAGCTGGGGTACGGGCCTTGAGCAGCAGACGCTCGGCTTCAACAAGTTCACCCTGCGCCGCCGGGTCAAGCGGATCGAGCAGGCGCTATCCAAGCAGCTGCTGACAAGCGCGGATCGCGTCGACGGCATCACGATCGAGTTCAACCTCGAAGGCTTGCTGCGCGGCGACAGCGCCGGGCGCGCGGCCTTCTACACGTCCATGACACAGATGGGCGCAATGACCATCAACGAGGTTCGCACCCTGGAGAACCTGCCGCCAGTGGCCGGTGGCGATGTGCCGCGCATGCAGATGCAGAACGTCCCGATCACTCAGGCCGGGCAGGAGGAAACTAATGGAACGGCTTGAGTGCAAGTTCGCGCCGGAGGGGCTCGATGCAAAAACTGGCGAGTTCGCTGGGTACGGCGCGATCTTCGGTAACGTCGACAGCCATGGTGACGTGATCGAGGCAGGAGCCTTTCAGGACTCCCTGCGGGAGTGGGCCGCCAGGGGCAGCCTCCCCGCCATGAAGATGATGCACGGCTCAGTCGCAAATCCCTTCACCGGCTCTGACTTGCCGATCGGCAAGTGGAAGGCGATGCGCGAGGACAGCAAGGGCCTTTATGTCGAGGGCAAGCTCTCCGGCATGGAAACCGACCGCGGGCGCTTCCACTACGCATTGATGGAAGATGGCGCGCTCTCGGGCCTCTCCATCGGCTTCAAGCCGCGCAAGCATGTGCGCGGCACCGGCAACATCAAGCGCCGGCTTCAGACCGTGGGTCTGGCGGAGGTCTCACTCGTTCCTGAGGGTTCGAACGAGCTGGCGCGCATCACAGACCTGAAAGCCAAGCTGATCGACGGCGAGCTGCCCGATCTACCCGAATTTGAGGACTTCCTGCGTGAGGCAGGGTTCTCGAAAAGCCAGCGCACCTTCATCGCGACGAAGGGCTTGGCGCCATTGCTCCGGGGTGAGCCCGGCAATGAACCCGAAGCCGACTTTTGGGCGGCACTTGGGGCGCAACTCCGCGCCTGATCTCACCCCAGACAGGGAACTACATCATGACGACTGAGACCAAGACGGCGCCCGAGCTGGCCGCCGAGGCAAAGGCGCTGTTCGACGCCAAGATCGACGAAGTGAAGGGCATCGCCACCGATCTGCAGGGCCGGATGGCCAAGGGCGAGGATCTGACCAAGTCCGCCAAGGAACTCGCCGACCAGGCAATCACCGGCATGAACGAAGCCAAGGCTCGTGTCGATGAGCTGGAGCAGAAGCTTGCCCGCCGAGGCAGCGATGACGGCGCCCTTGAGGTGAAGTCCTATGGTGCCCAGCTGGCGGAAAGCGAGCAGCTGAAGGGCTATATCGACCGCGGCGCGCAGGGCTCAATGCGGATCGAGTTGAAGGCGATCACCAGCGCCAGCGGTTCGGCTGGCGGCCTGATCGTCAGTCAGCGAGATCCCGGCATCACCGACATGCCCAAGCGCCCTGACGTAATCCTGCGCGATCTCGTCACGGTTGTTCCGACCACCTCGGCGAGCATCGACTTCGCCAAGCAGACGGTGCGCACCAACGCGGCTGCGCCGGTGGCTGAGGGCAACACCAAGCCGTACAGCAATTATGGCTGGTCGCGCGTGTCGACGCCGGTCCGCACGCTTGCGCACCTGGCGAAGCTCACCCGGCAGGCGATGGACGATGCACCTCAGCTGCAGGGTGAGATCGACTCGGAGATGCGCTATGGCCTCGCTTTGGCCGAGGACGCGCAGATCCTGCTCGGCGACGGTACCGGCGAGAACCTGCTGGGCATGATGCCGCAGGCGACCCCTTACGCACTGCCGACCGGCGCCACCACGCCTACCACCTCGATCGACAAGCTGCGCGCTGGTGTCCTGCAGGCCACTCTCGCGCTGTACTCGCCGACCGCGTTCGTTTTGAACCCGATCGACTGGTACAACATCGAGCTGACGAAGGACGCGGCCAACGGCTACATCTTCGCCAACCCGCTCCAGATGGCTGGGCCTATCCTTTGGGGTCGACCGGTCGCTGCCACAGTCTCAATGGCAGCCGGCTCCTGGCTGACCGGCGACTTCAAGCGAGCTGCGACGCTGTACGACCGCATGACCGTCGAGGTGTTGATCTCGTCGGAGAACGCCGACGACTTCGAAAAGAACCTCTTCACCATGCGCGCGGAAGAGCGCTTGGCCATGGCGGTGAAGCGCCCGGCTGCCCTGGTCAAGGGCACGTTCTAAGCCGGATAATCTGAGTGGGCGGCCTTCGCGCCGCCCACCACTTCTCGGGAGACGAGACATGAAGACCTACAAGGTTCTTGAGACGCACATCGGCGACGATCCCTACAACCCCTATGTGCCGGGCGACGAGAAGTACGGCACCCGCACCATGTCGGCCACCGTGGCAAAGGCACTACTGGACCTTGGCCTCCTGGGTGAGATCGAAGAGGAGGCGCCGGTAGAAGCTGCGGTGGACAACCCGGCGGAAAAACCAGCTGAAAAGCAGGTAGAGCAGCCGGCAGCCGAGCAGCCTGAGGCGGAAGCAGCCGAGCCTCCGGCACCCGTGACTTCGCGCAAGTCGGCTACGAAGGGCCACTAAATGGCTGTCGACTTGGCCTTGGCTAAGCAGCAATGTCGTGTTCTGCACGATCGCGAGGACGCGCTTATCGGCGTGTACCTCGCGGCTGCGACGGCTTGGGTTGAAGGGTATATCGGCAAGAGGCTTTCCGAGATCGTGGACGATGTCCCCGATCTTGATGCTGCTGTGCTGCTTCTGGTCGCGGACTTTTACGTAAATCGGGAAGCGGGCGCGGCTACTGCGGCTACCAACTCAGCCGTAGGGGCACTTTGCTTCCCGCATAGGTCTGTTCTCGTATGAGCGCCGGCAAGCGTGACGCCTTCATCACCTTCGAGGTGCGGCAAACTACCAAAGACCCGCTTTACGGCACCAACGTCGCGGGCGACTGGATCAAGCACTCGGACGCTTGGGCAGAGGTGCAGGACGTGCTGCCATCACGCTCCGAGAACCTGGCTGACGGCATCTCCATCCAGCGCCGCCCCGCGCGCGTGCGGATCGACTATCTGGATGGCCTGACCATCACCTCCGCCATGCGGCTCGACATCGATGGTCGCAAACTCCGCATCGTCGCTGGTCCCGCCGAGAAGGGCCACCGCAAAGAGTGGGAGATGATGGTGGAGGAGCTATCCACTTCGGGGGACGAGGCATGAGCCGCAACTCTCCGCTCAAGGGCTTGCGCGATCTCGACAAGGTGCTCGCCACTTTGCCGAAGAACCTCCAGCGCAATGCCTACAGCGCGGGCTTGCGCGCCGCTGCCGACCCGCCGCTGAAAGAGGCGAGGCTGTTAGCATCCGGTTGGTCGCCCAAGGTTGCCAAGGCGATCACGAAGGGCAGTCCGCGGCACAATCAGGACGGCACATTCTCCATCCGCGTCTACGTGGATGAGCGTAAGCCTGATGGTTTCCTTGGCTTCTTCGCCGAATACGGCGTGAAGCCGCACCTGATCGCGCGGACTGGCCCGGGCGAGGGCAAGGTGGCGATCCAGAAAGCGGCAGAGGGTAGCGGCAAGGTGACGCTGCGGCCCATGAAGATCGGCGACCGCTTCGTCTCGGGCATCATTCACCATCCAGGCCACGCTGCTCACCCGTTCCTGCGTACGGCATTCGACAAGACGGTCGACGACGCGGTGAAGGCCTTTGCGGATCGCGTGCGCGGGTTTGTTGAGCAGAAGACCGGCTATGCCGCACCCGTCGGCGAGGCAGCCTGATGGACGGCGTGGCGGCACTCAAGGCCGTGCTGACCGCTGACGCTGTGCTCGTCACCTTGGTGCCAGCAGACAACATCCACGCTGGCCCGCTACCGCTCAACTTCAGCCTGCCGGCGATCTCGCTGGCGACCATCTCCATCGTCGACCGAAACATCCCGGCGCCCGGCGCAACGCGACATGTTCGCGAGCGCGTCCAGGCCACGATCTACGCCCGGAACTACCCGCAACAGAAGCTGATCACCCGCGCCGCGCGCCGCGCCGCTGCCGACAAGATCAACCCGGAGGTGCCGGGCATCAGCGCGGTGACAATCCACACTGAAGGCGCCGGCCCGGACTTCATGGCCGAAGATGCCTCGATCTGGATGGGCACGCAGGACTTCATCACGACCTACACGGAGACCCGGTGACATGATCGATACCATTGCCCAGCGCCGCACCACCCTGAACGGCAAGCCGATCGCCAAGGGCGACAAGGTGCCCATGCCTTTGCAGCAGTTCCAGGATCTGGAGCCGACTGGCCTGTTCGAGCGCGCACCTGCCGAGAAGAAGACCACTGTGGCTGCGGCAAAGCCGGCTAAGGTCCGCTCGAAAGCGCCAACCAAGGCGGCGTTGCCCGCACCTGCGCAGATCGCGGCTGCCTCCGACACCAAGTCGGGCGATAGCGCCGACTGACGAGATTGCCGCTCCCGGCAATGACCTAGCCCTGCATCCGGCAGGGCCCATCCTCACGGAGAACACTGATGACGGTCTTTACCTCGGCCGGGACGACGCTTGCCCTCTCGGCTGCCGCACCCGCCAACTACAACGAAGCAGGCTATGAAGCCCTGACCTTCACCGCGATTGGCGAGATCAGCGACCTCGGCGACATTCCGAGCCGCGTTTACGACATCGTCACATGGCGCAACATCGCCAACCGCGGCGACAGCAAGGCCAAGGGCGGCTACACGCTAGGCACGCAGACCATCACCGTGGGCATCGACCCGGATGACGCGGGCCAGGCGTTGGTCGACGTCGCGACCAAGTCGGACGGCACCTACTCGGTCAAGATCTCGAACCCGAACTTGGGCGACATCTATGGCCGCGCGCTCGTGATGGGCGGCACCCGCAACTACGGCGACGCGAACACCATCGCCACCCGCCAGATCACGCTAGAGTACACGATCGTCAGCCAGACCGAAGACGGCCTGGTGATCGACGCTCCCGACTGAACTTCGCGTCGCCCGTGAGCTTAGCTCGGCCGCGCCGAGCCTCCCACGTCCCGTCGGTGTCACGGAGCCGGCGGGGCACCCTTCCGTGAAAGGCTAATCCAGAATGCCCCTCAACATCACCAGTAAGCGCGTGTCGGATGTTTGCGATCTGCCCGTCAAGGATGCCGATGGTACCCCGATGACGGACGACAACGGCAATGCCGTCACTGCCACCGTTTTCGGCCCCGGCACCAAGATCTGGACGGTCGCCGACGCGACCCGCCGCCGCAAGGCGATCAAGCGCTCGCGTGAGGCGAACGGCAAGTTCGAGGCTGCGCTGAACAACGAGGACGAGGACAGCATCGACTTCCTCTGCGCCATCACGAAGCGCTTCAACAATCTTGAGTTTGACGGCGTGCACGGCGACCAGGAAACGGTGCGTGCCGTCTATAGCGATCCGCTTCTCGGCTTCATCCGCGACCACATGGAGGCGGACACGAAGAACTGGGAAAATTTTATGAAGGCCTCGCAAGCGAACTCGAACTCTGGGTCCGACAACTCGCCTGGCTGAACACCGCGCCGCGCGTCGAGCATACCGGTAAGGGCAAGCCGCCCGAGCCGGTGAGCCGGCGCGACGAGATGAGGGCGCAGAAGCGCGAGCCGGTCCTTCCGGCGAACTCGGCTTCTCACCTTACTGACTGGTTCTTCGAGATCGGCCCAACGTCCGCAGAGGGGCCGATCAGCTGGCAGGAAATCGCGGCATGGTCGCTGATGACCAGCATCGACCTAGACCCGTGGGAGGCGAGCCTTATGCGTCGCCTCTCTGTGGCTTACATGAACCAGCGTGAAGAAGCGCGAAAGCCGAGCTGCCCGGAGCCGCGCCTTCAGGTGGACACGGAAGCTGCGCGCAACAGAGTCGAGGCGCAGTTCTCGGGCATGATGAGCGCGATCAAGGCAGGGCTGGCCAAGGATGAGCGTGCGGGATAGGGTTGGCTCCATGAAGTGGCTGCCGACCCTTGCGCTGCTCGTTCTCGCCGGTTGCGGGCAGTCCGCGGGTGAGCGGGCCGAAGCTCAGTATGCGATCGTTGCTCGGAACGAGCCGGGCTATGCCGCGCGATGTGAAGCAGCGAGCCGTGTTAGAGAGGCGTGGCTCAAAGAAGGTGACGAGTCGAAGTATCAGGCGTGGAAAACAACTGAATACGTAGACTGCAGTAGGGCCGATCGCAGCGCTACTAACTGAACTGCGGCCAGCGTTCGCGAACGAACTGGTAGCCGTCGAGCGGCAATAACTCACATTATCTACTGTAGCTAGAGCGGTTCTTACGAGCCGTCTTTCGCGTGGGAGGCTCACATGGCAGGCATCCAAGCCGGCAACGCTGGGCGGCTGAGCATCGAAATCGTTGCCGAGGTGGCGCGCCTTCAAGCCGACATGGACAAGGTTCGCCGCTTGGTGAAGGATGCCTCGGGCGACATCGCCAAGAGTGCGCGCCACGCCAACGACAACCTTGCCGGCATGAGCGGCGGTCTCAACAAGGCTTCCGGGTCTGCTCGCGGCTTCTCGCTTCAGATGAGCCAGGTCGGTCAACAGGTCATGGCAGGAACCAGCCTAATCCAGGCTCTTGCCATGCAGTTGCCAGACGTCGCTGCTGGGATGAACGCGGGCACCGCTGGCGGGAGCAAATTTGCAGCGTTCCTTGGGGGTCCGTGGGGCATCGCGCTCACCTCTGCGATTGGCCTTGCTGCGACCTTCGCGGTTAAGCTGTTTGACACAGATGACGCTGCTAAGAAGGCTGAGAAGGGGCAGCGCTCGTTCGTGGATGTGCTGAGCGACAGCAAGTCGTCTTGGGAGCAGGTCACGAAAGCAGCGCGAGATTATGCTGACCAGCAAAAGAACAATCGCCAGATTACATTCGATATGATCCGGGAAGAGGCAGCTGTTGCTGCGTCCAACCTTCGGACTGCGATCAGTACGCGGCAAAAGCTTGCTGCGGAACTGGAATATTTTCAGTCGGTCGCCACCCGTGGTGCTCAGTCCGAAGCTGGCGAAGCAGCGCGGTCGAGTGCGATGCGTACGGCAGAGTCGTTGCGGGAGCAGATCGCCAAGAATGCGGCAGGCATGAGGGATCTGACCGATGCGGCAAATGAGGCTTCCATCAAAGTGGCGACCGCCATCGCCGAGATGAACGTCGATCCTGCGGCAAAGACCCGGGCTGGCTATGATCAGCTCGAGAAGCAAGCGAAAGACCGTTACAAGAGTGTCGGCCAACTCACTGCCCGCCTGACAGAACTCGGCAAAGGCGAAGAGGCCGCGCTGGAACGTGCGAGCCAAGCCAACCGCAAGCACGCCGACGAGACGATCAAGCTTGCTAAGGTAACGGGCGCGGAGATAGCGAAAGCGCTCGGCGCGCCAATCACCAGCGGCTTCCGCACGAAGGATGTGAACGACGCCGTCAAGGGCGCGAAGAACAGCTACCACCTGACCGGGCAAGCGATCGACATCCCACTGAGCGTCGGCGGCCGTCCGTTCACCAAGGCCGGCATTCGCGCGGCGCTGGCGCCATTGGGTGTGCAGATCAAGGAATTGCTCGGCCCAGGGGACAAGGGCCACGGCGATCACTTCCATATTGCCTTCGGCGTCAAGCGGCTTGCGCCCGACCAGGTGGCGAAGCTGGAGACCGATGCTGCGGAGGCGGCGACTAAGGCCGCCGAAAAGGCTAAGGACGAACTAGAGCGCTTCCGCACCGACATTCTCGCCACCTCCTACGAGATGGAAAGCGCGCTCGCCAAGGCATTGCTGCCGGGCTTCCTCGCGGCCGAGCAGCGGGTGTGGGACGAGTTCATCGCTACGGTCGAGAAGTCGGCTAACGCAGGCGTCGAGGGTGCGACAGACGCGCAGCAGGCGTGGGCCTATTGGAACGACGAGCTGCGCGACACCGTCGATCTTTTGGATGACATCGGCACCAGCGGGCGCGGCCTTGGCGACATCGCAGCAACCCTTGCTGGTCTGACCAGCGGTGACTGGAGCGGCTCGCGAGGACCGCTCGGCAGCCTCATGCGCACGCTTGGCAATGTTCAATGGCGCGACCCGAGTGATGCGAATGGTCTCGGCCAAATTCGGGTACTGCGGGACGAGATCGTCGGCGCCCTCGACAAGGTGTTCGGCGGCAAGGGCTCGTTCGCCAAGATGATGACCAACGTGCTGCAGAATGCCGGCACCGGTATGGCAGCAGCCAGCTTGGTGTTTGGTAAGCAGACTGGCGCACAGAAGGCGGGCTCTGCCGTTGGTGGTGCCATCGGCGGCGGCCTCGGCAAAATGGCAGGCGATGCGATTGGCAAGGCCGTAGGCGGTTCGCTCGGGAAGGCGTTGGGCGGCATGGCAGGGCCGCTCGGCTCGATGCTCGGTGGCGTGCTGGGCAGTGTAGTCGGCGGCTTGTTCAAGAAGGTGAAGTGGGGTCGCGTCGATCTCACCTCCGCCGGCGTTTCAGCTACCAGCGGCAATAGCGGATCCTCTGAGAAGGCGGCGCTGCAGACAGGCAACAGCATCTTCAACGGTTTGAAGGATCTCGCCACCCAGCTCGGCGGCGTGCTCGGCGATTTCGGTAGCATCAGTGTCGGTGTGCGTCATGGCGACTACCGCGTGAACACTGGCGGTACCTCGCTGAAGAAGAAGAAGGGCGCGGTCGACTTCGACGACGATGCTGAGGCAGCGGCGGCGTACGCCATGAAGGAGGCCATCGAGCGCGGCGCAATCACCGGCATCCGCAACTCGACGAACAACCTGCTCAAGGCCGGCGACGATCTCCAGGCTCAGTTGCAGAAGGCGATGAGCTTTGAGGGCGTTTTCTCCGAATTGAAGGGCATCACCGATCCGGTCGGGGCCGCTCTCGATGAGGTAAACAAGCAGTTCGACCAGCTGCGCGTCGTGTTCAAGGAGGCCGGCGCTACGGCGGAAGAGTACGCGCAGCTCGAGCAGCTGCTGTCGATCCGACGCCAGGAAGCGCTCGATAAGGAAAAGGACGCGCTAGACGACATCCGCTCGCGCATCGCCGAGGCACAGGGCGACGACGCCACGGTCAAGCTGATCGCGCGCACGAAGGAGTTGAAGGACGCGTTGAACGACAACGTGCGCGCCGAACTCCAGCGCCTCTACGCCGTCGAGGACGCTACAGAAGCACAGCAGAAGCTCACCGACGCGCAGGCCGAGGCTGCAGCCAAGGCTGACCAGCTGCGGGACGCGTGGGCGTCGATCGGCGCGGACCTTATGGACGAGGTGAACCGTATTCGCGGCCTCACCGGGACCGATGGCGCGAACAGCTTCGCGGCGCTGCAGGGCCAGTTCAACGCTGCCGTTGGCGCGGCGCGCGGCGGCGACCAGGCTGCTGCGGGCAAGCTCGCTAATCTCAGCCAGTCGCTGATCGAGGCGGCGCAGAACGCGGCCAGGAGTCAGCAGGAACTCGATCGCGTGAAGACCGAGACGGCCGCGGCACTTGAAGGCGTGGCGCGCCTTGCGGGCGCTCCCGCAACTCAGGTCACCGGGCTGCCGAGCGGTGGCGCTCAGTCGGAAGCGACGGCTGCAGAGATGCGCGAAACGCGGGAGGAATTGGCGGCCATGCTTCAACAGCTGCTTGTTGCTCTTGCTGCCATCGCGGGGAACACCGCTGCGTCCACGACTATCTTGCGCAATGTGACCCCGGCCGGCGACGCGATCTCGGTGGCGCAAGCTGCATGAGGGTTGTTCTTGACGACGGCTCCAGCATAGACCTGGGGGAGACCGACGCCGCTCCGACCATCGGCATTTCGGACTTCAGCCGGCGCGAGACTAACGACTTCGGCGTGACCACCGTAGTGCCGCGCGGGTTTGCCCGGCGCATGTCAGTCAAGCTGATCGTGCCGTTTGATCAGGTCGATGCTCTGCAGCGGCAACTGGCCGATCTTCGTGCCACACCGGTCCGCTGGGTCGCTGACGATCGCTACAGCTGGCTCGACTTCCGGGGGTTCTACAAGGACTTCGCGATCGACTTGAACGTGCCGCCGATCAGCTACTGCACGCTGACGGTGGAAGGGCTCGCGGCGACAGAAGACTTCGTCGACCCGGGTACCGACCCGGCGCCGGGCGACGAACCTTCCAAGCTCATGGTGGTGCAGCCGGTGGTCCTCGGCACGGACAACCTGCTCGCCAGCAACGTGCCTGAGAACGACTATCCCGAGTGGTCGGCAGGCACGAACTACTCGGTTGGCGCGCGGGTCATCAAGGCTGCTACCCACCGGATCTACGAGAGCGGCGCGGCCAGCAACGTCGGCAACGATCCGGCAGGCGCTTCGGGCAAGTGGACGGACATCGGCCCGACGAACCGCTGGGCCATGTTCGACCAGGCGCTCGGATCGGAAACGTCGAGCGCTGCGGCGATCAGCGTTACCATCGGCGTCGGCGTCGTTGATGCGCTGGTGCTCCTGAACGTGACCGCTACGACCGTGCGCGTTCAGACGCAGGGCTTCGACCGTACTGCCGCGCCGAACGCCAGCGGCACCGTCAGCTTCCTTGATCTGCCCGCTACTTCTGCAGCCATCTCGGTCACCATCGCTGGCTCGGGCACGAAGTCGATCGGCACGTTGCTGGTCGGTAAGCTCGTTGGCCTCGGCCATACAGAGTCGTCGCCCTCTGCCAGCATCAGCGACTTCAGCCGAAAGGAGACGGACGACTTCGGCGAGGTAACCGTAGTCGAGCGGGCTTGGGCGAAGCGCATGTCGGTCAAGGCGGTGCTGCGGACGGACGCAATTGATCTGGTCGCCAACCGCATTGCTGCGGTGCGCGGCCGGCCGGCGCTGTGGATCGGCGCCGACGGCATCGAGGCGCTGACAATCTACGGGTTCTTCAGCGACTTCTCGATCGCCGTTGACACGATGATCAGCCGCTTGTCGTTGACGGTCGAAGGGCTGAGCACTGCGGGCAAGGTCGAGCCTTTCACGGCGAGCGCGGCATGGCCCGACGTGACAGATCCGCTCGGGACCAAGCCTGACAACAACGCGGACGTGACCGGCGAGAACACGTCGAAGGACACTATGGCTGTCGGCGGCGTGCCGGCACTGGAAGTGACCGGAGGCCTGCAAGCGGTCGAGCAGACAATCGACGACATTGATGAACTGACACAGGGACTGCTTGCCAAGATCGGCGTCATCCCTGAGGGCGCCACCGTCGTTGAACTGATCAATGACATCGAAGCCAGCGACATCGGTGGCAACCTGATCTCGAGCAGCGACTTCGCGAACGGCACGTCGGGGTTCGCCCTGATCACGTCCACCCCGCAGTTCTTCAATTGGGGCATCGACAACGCCGATGACATCGCGTTCCCAGGCGCCCACTACATGGGCTTGCTGGGCCTCCGGGCAAACGGCGATGACGACGCGGCGGTCGTAAGCCAATGGGTGGCTGTGCTGCCGGGGCAATGGGCACAAGCATCGGCGGATCTTGCATCTCGTGAATGCACGGCAGCTATCCGGATCCAGTGGGGCGACGCTGCTGGCAACTATCTGAGCAACGGCCCGGCCACGCCCGCAGTTAAAGGGCCGAACGGCAGCAACAATCTCGACGGCTTCGAGCGCCGCTGGTGCAAAGGCCAAGCACCCGCTGACGCCCGCTTTATGCGGCTGGTGCTGGAGAAGGGCCCATACCTCGCGAACCAGGCGGGCAATCTCTCCTGGGCTTTCATGCTTCGCCCGATGCTGGCGCTCGCCACCGAGGGTCAGACCGCGCCGACGAACTACAAGCCTTCTGGCGGCGGCGCAGGCCTTAGCGATGCTCGCGCGCGCATCGAAGAAGTGCGCCTTGCCGCGGCATCGGACACCAACGCCGTTGTCACCCGTACCGAGACCCTCGAAGCAAGCTACGGCTCGACCGCGCCGGGCAACCTCATTCCATCATCCGACTTCGCCAACGGCAAAGCCGGGTTTGATCTAATCACCAGCACGCCGGCCTCGTTCTCTTGGGGTGTGAACAATGCAGGGTTCACCGTTGCCGGCGAGCGCTATTTCGGGCTGCTGTGCCTAGAGCCCAATGGGGACCGCGCTGCCGATATTGTCAGTGGCTGGATGGCTGTTCGGCCCGGGCAATGGGTGCAAGGATCAGCCGATCTAGCGGCGCGGGAGTGCTTCAACAACATCCGGCTACAGTGGGGTGGCGGGGATGGCAGCTTCCTTTCGGAAGGCCCTTCAAGCGAGATCGTAGGCGCGCCGTTTACCGGCTGGGAGAACCTCGACGGCTGGAAGCGGGTCTGGTGTAAAGGCCTTGCTCCGTCCGGCGCGCGCTTCGTCAGGCTGGTGCTGCACAAGGGTCAGTACCTCGCCAACCAGAACAACTTCCTGTCCTGGCTCTTTGCGATGCGCCCCATGGTGGCGATCACACCTGCGGAGCCGAATGCGCCAGCGCCATACACACCGCGTGGCGGCGGCGCCGGACTTACGGCCGCCCAGGCCCAACTGACGGAAACGGCCCAGCTTGCGGCGGCGAATGGCCAAGCGGTGGGGCAGCTGCAGCAGATCCTGCAGGTCACTGCGGGCGGGCAGAGCGCGCGCCTCAACGATATATCGCAGGTGGCAACGGACGCTTTCGACCGTGTGAGTGGCGCTCGTTGGTCGAAGGAGGCAGTAGCAGGCAACGGGCGTGCGCAGCTCACCGTCTACGCTTTCGACAACAACGGCAACCTGATGTCGGGCGTCGACATCATCGGCGACCTGACGATCAGCGGCAACCTGATTGTCTCGGGCTCAATCATCACCGGCAAGCTCCAACAGAACGCGGTGACGGCCACCAGCGCCATGACGCAGGCAGGCAATCTCGGCGCGGCGTTCCAGTTGACGCATCAGCCGCGCAACTCTGAGTCCACCTTGCAGATCACGGTGTCAGGCGTGGTCGATGTGCCGGCCGGTTCCGCAATCAGGGCGTTGGGCGACCTCTACATCGGCGGCGTGCTGGTGAACGCAGGTGTCCGCTTGGGCAAGAACAACCAGTCGAACACCTACAGCCTCACCCGCTTGTGGGGCGGCTCGAATGGGCCGGTGGCCGTCAGGCTCGAGACCTCACAGGACGGCAGCAGCCCTGACGGGCCGGGCTACGTCGATTGCACCATCGTCATCACGGAGTTGAAGCGGTGACCGAATACTACGTGGTCTATGACATCGAGACGGGTGCCGAAGGGCACCGAGCGCAAGGGCCGGAAGGCGCCGCGATGGTGCAGACGCTGCCTGAGGGCAAGGCGGCGATGATCATCCCGTTCGCTGCCTTCTACACCAGCCCTCTCGATCTCGACATTATCAAGGTCTCCTACGCTGCCTCGATCGACGCCGACGCCGACAAGGTGCGCTCCATGTTCATCACGAACACGCCAGGGCAGATGGCCACTTATCTACAGAAGGAAGCTGAGGCACGCCGCGTGCTTGCAGGCGACACCAGCGATACGGTGTTCCTGAGCGCCGAGGCTGCAGCAATAGGGGTTAGCGTTGCCGATCTCGCAGCCGAGGTGGTGGCGCAAGCCGATCAGTGGCGCCCGCTCGGTGCTGCGATCGAGGCCGCACGGCGCAAGGCCAAGGTCGCAGTCGCGAATGCCACGAACCTCGCTGAACTCGCCGCCGCGGCAAAGATCGACTGGCAGGAAGTTGTAGCACCAGGGTCGGCTGAAACCGCCTCTGCCTAAATCGAGGGCGGCATGAAGCTTAGTTATCTCGCCTCGGCAGCGGCCACGGCCGGGGCCGGGATTATCGCACCCTCCGCCCCCGGACTGTCTGGAGAGTTCCTGAAAGCGGCCGGAGTGACCATCCCGATGCCCGTACTCGCCATGGGACTGTGCTTCTCATCGGCTGCTGGCTTCATTGCCATGAGTTTCTCGCCGCCGGAGTACCGCATGGACAAGTGGGCGACGCTGTTCGCCGCACTGCTCATGGGACTGCTCACGGCCATCCTCCATCCTCATATTCCGTACGTGAAAGATCTGCCGGTCCAGGCCGCCATGATGATCGCAGGGCTCGGGTCCAAGAAGGGCGTCGATCGGGTTCGCGACCTCGACTTCTCGCTGCCCTGGTCGAAGAAGAGCACCTGATGCTCGCCGCCATCAACGCCGTGATCGTGCTCGGCTACTTCGTGCTGATGTCGCTACTGCTGGACCACGGCACCCATTCTGCGGAGCCGCAGGTGCGCCGGCTAAAGTTCGCGTCTCTAGGTGTTGCGTTTATGTGCTTCGGCATCGGCCGCATGGGGTACGTGCCGCCACCTCACGACCCCGATCAGTGGATTTTTGTCATGGGGCATTTCGCCATCCTGCTGTTCGGCACGATCTACTTCTGGACGGGCTACCGCGACACGCACGCCGAGGACAAGGCTGGCACCCGGCGCCAGGAAGAGGCGAAGATCAACGCCTTGGTGCGACTCGTCGCTAAGCGGATTGAAGAAGAGAGAGACTAGCTGAGGCGAACGGACCAGCCGCCGGCATGTCGACGCCGATCTCAGCCTACCGCTTGGGCGGATACCAACCGGAGTCCCAAGCAAGCACCCGGGCGCGGAACTCACTTACGGTCTCGATCTTGCCCTTTGGCGACAGGCCATGATCGGCACACCGTTCGGCTACTTGCTTGTGCTTTGCAGCGTGCGCTACCGCGCAGCGCTCGATAAGTTCTTGCGACATAGTACTTCCCCACCGCCGCGTTCGATATGGCTTGGTGGGGTTAAGTAAAGGCTAACAACGGGTCTAAGCGGCTTCGCCAAGCCGGCATTGTTGGACAGCGCTCACTATCGGCTCGATCACCGGAATGGCCTCGTCGGGCCTTGAAGCCGTTAGGTGCGCACGAAGATCCAGATCCGCTGCGATCCGACGTGCAATCTTCCAACCCTCGTCCCAGGCGATAACCTTGTTAGCCCAAGTCGAGATCGGCTCTCCAGTCATGCGCGGGAACTCGGACTCGTCAAGGAACGGATTATCTAACTGGCTCAGGCCAATCGCAGCCGCGGAAGCTCCCGCAGAAACAAGCATGTGACGCATAAATACCCCCTGCCGCCTGCACTAAGAGCGACAAGTTAAGCCTGCCCAACGGGTCAGAGTTAAAGCGGCGCTAAAGTCGCGAGCCGCAACTGTACCTAAATTGCTGGAAGGATCTTCTGATGACCTATGCTCTGGGCCAGCGCTCGCTGGCGCGGCTCGAAGGCGTGCATCCCGTTCTCGTCGCCGTGGTGAAGCGCGCGATCGAGATCACCACGCAGGACTTCGGCGTCTACGAGGGCGTCCGCACGATGGAGCGGCAGCGCAAGCTGGTAGCGAGCGGCGCGTCCAAGACGCTCAACTCGATGCACATCCCGGCAGTCGACCGGCTCGGCCACACCACCGAGCGCCTCGGGCACGCGGTCGATCTGGTGCCCTGGATCGATGGCGAGTTCCGCTGGGAGTGGGGGCCTTGCTACGCCATCGCGTTCGCGGTGCGCAGCGCTGCCGCGCAACTCGAAGTCGCCGACAAGATGAACTGGGGCGGCGTTTGGGACCGCTGGATGCACGATCTGCCCGGCACCGAAGCCGGCATGAAGCTCGCGGTGAAGCAGTACGCCGCGCGGCATCCCGGACCGGACTTCCTCGATGGTCCGCACTTTCAGATCGGCCGCAAGGGATGAGCCGCGCAGTCCAGCTCGCCGGCATCATCGCGATGTCGCTGCTCGCCACCGCAATCCTAGCGCTGATCGCCCACACCTTCGACGGCATGATCTCCAAGGTCACGCCCGACGGCAAGGTGCCGGTGGTCGACGCCGGCATGTTCACAGCGCTCCTGCTGTCGTTCCGCGAAGTCATCGGCGTGATCAAGTCGATCTGGGAGCACGCTGATCGCAGCGATCTCACGACCGCGCTCTCGAACTCGAGCCCCATCAGCAGCCCGAACCCACCAGCAAACGACGGAGAACAAGCATGAAGATCAACATCGGCAAGCTGCTCGGCGCAGCGGTCAAGGTCGCCAAGAAGAACCCCAGCCTCGTCATCAGCGCGGTCACTGCCCTCGGCCCCGTCGTGAAGGCGATCAAGGCCGAGACGAAGAAGCCGCGGATCTGACCGCCAACTGCCTGGCCGATCCGGCCGCACAATCACGAAAGGACGACTGAACCATGGCCGGATACCGGAACCGCCAGGCGCGTGCTCGCGCGGCTTACATTTCCTCGGGTGGCGTAACCCCCACCCCAAACCCAACACCTACGCCTGGGCCTACTCCAAGCCCGTCGCCCACTCCGACGCCTACGCCAACTCCTGGCCCCAGCGAGCGCATCCTCACCTACGGCACGTCGATCCCGGTTCTCACCGCTAACCAGAAGTCCAATGGGCGCCTGCAGAAGACGACGCGCAAGATCATCATGATCGGCGCAGACTCGCCTTGGTTGTACGGTACGTTTGACAACGCCTCCACAGGCCCAACTGGCGATGACCTCAATACCGCTGCCGTCACCATTCTGCAGCATGGTTATCTCACCCTCGACGGCTCCAAGTCGAAGGTCGCCACGTTCGACAACAGCGCGGCCACAAGCAAAGTCCTTGCCGCAGGTGCTATCCGCGTTCGACACGACAACATCACCGCAGCGGACTTCTATGGCATCCCGGCCTATAACTTCCTGCGGGGAGAGTTGCTGGTAGTCCAGACGGATAGCTTGATCGCGAACGACCAGACCACGGCCTACCAGCTCTATAACTGCCATGCCAGCGGGGCTGGTGAGGCCTCTCTTGAGTTCACGCCCACTGGAACGCCTATTGCCCTAGGTACAGGCGCGATCCCGGCACAAACAGGCGGGCAGGCTTCGAACGAGGGCTACACAGTCTCGTGTGTCTACGGCCTCCACAGCAGCAAGGCGCACATCAACGCTGGTGACAGCATTTCGGCGGATACGGGCGACGATCCCGATACCTCGCCACGGGGCGGGTACTCGCGCCGGGCGGTGAACGCTTATGGTCTCAACCCCGTGCCGATGATGAACTTGGCTCGCCATGGCACCACGATGACCACATGGATCGACGCATCGACCGGGGCCGCGAATGCGACCGGCGTGCTGCGTGATGCTTACATGGTCGGGTTTACCGACTTCATGGAGAACTTCGCTGCGAACGACATCGGGCAAGCTCCGAGTGCGGGGCAGGCAGCGACCGTCTACGCTACCAAGCAGAAGTTCTGGGCCTATGCACGCAGCAAGGGCGCCGAGTATATCTCGGTTGTCCAACCTTCGCCCCGTACCACGAGTGGCACCGTCAACACGCCGATCAATGCAGGTTGGGCGCGAGGGGGTGAGGCCGACCTACTGCGGCAGAGCCAGGAAACGGCACTGTCCAATGGCTTGATCGACTACGTTGTCCGTCTCAGCGGGATGCGTCTATCGACAGACCCAACGAGCGATGACTACTTCGTGTTCAAGGACATCTCGTTCGCGCTCGACGGAACGCACTTCACGCCTGCGGGCTACGAAGCGGCGCACCCGAGCTTGCGTGCGGCGACCTTGCGCGGCGTCACGGCGGGCGACGTTCCGACCTATGCGGCCGGCCAAACCCTGTTCGACGACTTCAACACGGTGGTCGGGCAATCTATCAAGACTCGCGCTGCCAACACCGGCCAGAACTGGTCTTCCATAAGCACGGCGGACATGATCGTCACTGCCGCTGGCAGGGCCTACATGAGCATCAATGGCTACATGTATATCCCTCTTGGGGGAGGCCGCGATCAGTATGTCGAGATCGACATCGACGCGGTAACGGCGGTCAACACCGATTGGAACATCATCCTTCGTGGGCATCTACGACAGGGCGAAACAGCCCTTTCCGGCTACCGAATGGCGTACACTCCGGGTGGCGCGGCTGCCATTGCCAGCATGAGAAACGGCACGGCGACGAGCATCAACAGCGTCACCCCGACCGATCCCGGATCGAGCCTCACTATGCGCTTCGAGGCGGTTGGTCCGCTTCTGAAGACGTACCTGGGGCCGAAGGGCGGTACGCTCACGCTCGTGAACTCGGTCTACAACGGCAAGTACTGGGCCGGTGGCTTCGTAGGCGTCCGCTCCAGCGCGAACGGAACCGCCACGACTGGGCGCCACCTCGACGCGATCCGCGCGGGCAATCTCTAA